CCCACTCAAAGGTAAAAATGGTGTTGGTGGTAAATTTTGGTATGTTGTGGCACTAATAGTATTGGCGGTTAAACCTCCTTGTATTAATGTATTACCACTAAGTCTAGTAGTTCCTATTACATCTAATTTATAACCTGCATCGGTTGTTGTTCCGATAAGTACGTTTCCTCTTAAAGCAGTTTTGGTAATACTATCATTTCCTAAAACAACTGAATTTGAACCTATACCTATTGCGTTATATCCTATTACTATTTGATTTGTTTGTGAATCCGCAAGAGCTTTTGTATCAGCTCCTATAAAGATTGATTGGTTTGCTATGGTTAAAGAGGTTGAGCCATCAGCTATGTATCTTGCGGCTTGCCTTCCTAAAGCAGTATTTAATGTTCCTGTACTTAAATTTAAAAAAGACGAGTATCCAATAGCAGTATTATTATTTTGTGTGTTATTACGTAAAGCATATGAACCAACTGCTGTATTATTTGACCCTGTTATGTTAGCCGCTAAAGCAAAATAACTAATTGCTGTATTTCCACTACCACTTGTATTAATATTTAACGCAGATGTACCAACAGCTATGTTATCTACTACATTACCACCGCCAAGACCTATTCTTATTGTGTTAATTCTCGCATCCACACCAACAACATCTAAAGCAGTCGTTGGCGTTGCCGTTCCAATCCCTAAACGATTATTCGTGTCATCCCAAAATAGGTTGCTATTGTCTTGCGCTATTGTCGTGCCGTTTGAAAATAATACGCTGCCGCTTGTGAGTGCAGGTAATTGAAAAGGTGTGTAACCTAAAGCCGTTTCAACTGTCTTATTCTCCCAAATGTCAGTCGCTGAAGTGTAAGCCAATACGTTGTTATTCGCTGCGCTTGTTATTTTTACGTTGTGCAGTTCGTCTAATTCGTAGCCGTTATCTACTTTAACAAATATGCTACCTTGAGTTATGTGAGCGTGAATAACGTATCCAAGTATAATTAAATGATTTGGCGCAACAGGTTTTACTTTTGTGGCTCTTCCCGCAGTTGTAGGCGACAAGTATAATATATCACCATCGGCCCACGTTTCGCCCTGTAAGCTACCTGTTGTGTTTATGCCTCGTACAAGTCCGCTTGTAGTAATGAAACCCTCTTGGTTGTTATTTATTGTTTCGGTTACTAAACCAAGTGTCTCTGCGCTTAATGGGTCGGTTGTAGCTAACGCTAAATCAACTTTTAATCGTTGCCCTTGCGCTCCTGTAACTCTTACCGCTTGATAATTCGCCTCTAATAAATTTATATTGGTAGCCGTTTTATTTACTACTCTTAAAACTGACTCTTGCCCGATTTGCAAAGTTACGTTTCCACCCTTCAATCCTAAATCAACCGTTCCATCGCTATCGTTCCAACGCATTACCCCAACTCCCGCAGTCCCTGTTGGTGTTTGGTCAAACTCAACCTGTCCCGCCTTAATTTCAAACTCGCCCAAGTCCACGTCTTGCGTTGCTCCTGTATAAGGAACGTAACCTGTTAAACTTGGTAAATCAGCAGCAGTTATAAATGGGTTTACACCATCTTCACCATCGTTTATTAATTGTGATGTATTAGTTATTTCAGCAGAAGTTACTTTGTTTATGTTTACCTGAATCAGTTGTTCAGTAATGTTTAAAGTAACATCTTCAGTAGTTTCAAACACATTAATATCAATTACTTCCTGAATTTCAGAAGATACTATATTAATTGTTTCATTAGTTTCAGAAACATTTATGTTTACTTGTTCACACATTAGCGGGTTACATCATTTAGAATTAAAAAATTACCTGAAATATAGGTTTTAACAATTCCATCAAAATCAAACTCAATATCATAAATGTAATTAAAAGCAGGTATATTTATAATTTGCTGATTGATTCTAAATAAACCATTTACAGCATCTGTAATAGTAATTCCTGCATTTGCTACAGAAGTTAAAGATAAACCTACTACACCACCATATTCTTTACGCAGTTGCATACGAATAGTAGTATCTGTTAAATCTACAGGAATAGTATCTACGTTAATTTCGAAATTTACTGCTTCGAACGTATCTGATTTTATGTGTTGAAAGTTTAAACTCATTTTCTATTTTAGTTAAAAATAATTGTAATTTTTGTACGTTCTTTTCTTTGGGTTTGTATGTTTCTTTTATAGTATCCATCCTGTAAAATTAGCGTCTCTATCAGGGAAAACATCAGCATTTGAATTAGAAGTATATTCAGGAAAATCAACCTGATTGAAACACATATAATCTATAAAACGATTTGTATAAGATTGTGCTACATCACGCTCTTTTTCTATTAAGAAATCTATTTCGTTTTTTTCTACGTTTGAACTTGCTTCGCTTGAGTGTTTAAATACACCTTTATTAGCTATAGTATAAGCAGCGTAGGGCAAGTATTCTACCATTGACCAATGAATTACCATTGGTTTGATATAAATCGTTAAAAGCGATGTATATGGTTCTGCTAACGTGCTTGAAACTATATCATCATTAATTTTATTAAATAATTGAGTACCAAGATAGTTCTGAATATGAATATCTTGAGCAATTTTAATATATTGAATAAATTTATCAGTATCGATGTTGCCATTTAATGCAGTAAATTTTACAATATCATCACGAGTTATAAAGAGTGCCTGTGCCATTTGTTAGTTTTTAAATCCCATTTTATCCCAATATTCTTTTGTGTATCCTTTTCTTGGCATATCAGCAGGTTTCATAGATACTTCTTTTTCGTTTCTAATCCTATACCCGTATTGTTCAGCTATTCTATTACTTAATGGTTTAGCACTTGGATTTGTAGGGTCAACTTTTACACCTTCTAAATTAGCATAGGTTCTGCGCAACCATTTATGTTCACATCTTGGGCCGCCTTTAAAAAACCATACAGAATAATTTGCAGCACCACCTTTACCAAAGCCCGGGTTTACCGCTAAACTCTCCATAGCTATAATATCTTCTTTACGATATACTTTATCTGCATTTAACATTTTATTGCAAAATTCTCTTTCACCTGTTAAATTACCACTATAAACGTAACGTGTAATAAAGTTTACACCATCAATTACTTTATCTTGTTCAGGGCTTTTAATGTTTGGTCTTGCAGTACCTGTGCTAACAAATTTCCATACTTTAGATAGTAATGATTTATCTTCTTTTTTATTTATAGATTCTAATTCAAAATCTAATTCTTCTTCTAAATCGTAATCTACTTCTGTTTCATCAATCAATAACCATTCTTCACCTAATACTTCGCCTTTGTTTATTAATTCATCAGCTATAGATTCAGAAGCTAAACAAGTGTGTGAACTTAAACCTGTTTCTTCAGCTACTTGTTCTTGTGTAGTAGTGTTTTCTAAATCAGTAAATTCTAATGGTTGAATAGTTCTAAAGTATAATTTTAAAGAAATACTATTTACTGCTAAAATTGTATCTAATGCTGAACAAATTTCTTCTTGATATGGTTTAATTACAATGTTATCAAACAATAAAGTAGCAGTTTTAATTTCATCTGCATTGTTTCCTAATCCACCATCACCTGTGCGCACCCCTAATAACATAGGTGAAGTTACACGGTGTCCTACAATTAGTTTTTCAAAACATTCTTTGCTTAAGTATTCGTAATGTGCCGGTGCATCAGTTAAAGGTAAATCATCAACTGTAGTTTTAGATTCAGCATTAGCATTAAAAGCTATAATTACTTTTTCACCTTGTGCGCCTGTTACCTTAGAAAGAACATCACGTTTGATTCTATCACGCATTTCTTCAGAAGGAATACCATTGTTAAAATTGATAACTTTAGTTCCACTAAATCCGTTTGCAATATCGTTAATAAGGTAATCACCTATTGTTTCTTCTAAATAAGCATAAGGCAAAGCGCCTGAATAATCTATCGGTGTATAATAGTGAAACCCTGAAACGTATGGTTTTATGATATAAATTTCTACTTCGTTTCCATTACCAAAACCAAAAGCAGGAATCTTTTTAGGTTCTTCGCTTGGCTTCTTTTTTGTCCAATCAGGGAAGTAATACCAATTTTCTATTTCGCCTTTATCATTGCATTTTTCAGCACGTAAAGTATGCATAGGGAAGTGAGAAATAGATTTAACTAAATTCTTTTCCATTACAACCTGCATTGCAGCCATTCCTAATAACTTGCGTTCTAATGCTACTTTCTTTAAACAGTCAGGTTTAATAATAGACATCATTTGTGCGTACTCGTTAGGTTTTCTATTAGCATCTAATGCGCCTAAACCTTTACCGTATATCATATTAGTGATACCTGTAATAATAGCACCATTTGAAGTACTATATAAGAATCTATCAATTAAGTACTGAAAGTAATTGTTATCGTGTCCGTATTCGATGTAATTATTTCTTTTACTTTCTCGAATCTCAGGCGATGTATAAGCCGATAAATTAACAACTGAAATATTATTAGTCATATATTATAAATTCATTAGATGTAGCGTGTGCAACGTAAACACCCTGATTAATTGTGTATGTAGAAATAGATTGATTTGTACACATTATTTTGTCTCTATAAACGACGTTTGCGCCATCAAAACAAGTTAAGTTATATGTACGACCATCTATTAAGAATTCAAACATTAAATCTTCTTGAAATTGCATCCAATACTTTTCTGTTACAAGTACAGGGTTTTCTATTTCGTGTTCTACATTTGCTAATTCATCTTTAAACACCATAGAAGTAATATTACAACTACGTGGCATAAACTTGAAATTTTGTGAGTATGTAGAATCCTTTAAAACTATCATTCTATTTTTTATTAAATAATAAATAAAAGTCGAAATTGTTTTAAAATAAAAAAGGGCAGCTAATGCCACCCTTAATTAAATTGTAAGAATAAATTAGTTACCTAAAACGATAGTAAATCCTGCACCTGCTAAATCATCACCGATAAAATTAGCTGCTACACGTTCCATTCCTTTTAACTCTAATGTGTACCCTGATAAATCGCCCATTACAGTTCCTGAAACAATAGTTCCACCTGTAACTTCCATTCCGTGTTCTAAACCACAATAGAATAAGTTTCCGTTGTTATCTTCTACAATTACTTGTGGACGTCCGTAAGCCAACAATTTGATTTGTTTATGTGTAACAATATCTAAACTTTTCAACTGAAGTTTTACACTTTGGTCAAAAAATGTAGTTCCGTTTTCACGTGAAGAAGTTATAGTTTGGTCAAAACTATTCGTTCCTTTTAATTCGTATTTATATGCTGAAGGTGTACCTGTAACGGTGTCAATTACATCTGTATTCGTTGCGTTATATGTATATCCTGTTGCATCACCCCAATTCACAAAATAAACAGCTTTTAAACCGCCTACTGCTGATTTACAGGGTTCTAATCTTCCGAGTGTTATATCACAAGCCATTTTTTATATTTTTTTAAGATTAATAAAAAAAAGGTGGTGTTTATTCCACCACCCTTTTCTTGTTTATTTATTATAATTATGCAGCAGGAGTGTACAATACAATTTCACTTCCGATTCCGTATTGAACTGTAGCGGTAAAACGCATTACCACTCTGACATTCTGACTTCCGTCGATTGGTGCAAGGTCAATTAACTGAACTTCATTTTGGTCTGAAAGCAAACCTGTACCGAAATATAAGTTAGATTTTTGAGCAGCAATTACGTAATCATCTGTCATTCCGTTTGCAACAAAGATTTTTACACCATCAAAAGAAAGTGAACCATTGTTCCACCATTGCGTACCCATAGAGTTAGTACCGTTAGCACCTAAACCACTTGCACCAAATCCGCCTAATGCTCTAACATAAGAACGGGCTACTGATTGTGAAACGTACAAGTACAAATCTTCTTTTCCGTATAAAGCAGCAGGAATAGTATCTACAACTTTTCCAAGTTCAGCAATTACGTTAGCTGCAGTAATACCACCCGCAGCAGGAGAAGCAACATCAAGAACTGTAGCATCAGCAGTAGCCAAAGTTACAAATCCATCAAACTCACCTGCATTAGCAGTAACACCTTTCCAAATGTTTTGTTCTGTTTTTTCAGCAACTTTAGCAGCTACGTGAGCAATTAAGAAATCAGCAAATGAAGGTGGCAAATTATCAAAGGCAGAATAACCCATTGTAATCGCTTCCCAAGTGTTATGGAAATCTTTTTTACACAATTGTAAATTTACTTGGAATTCTTCAGGTGTAATAATTCTTTCAGTTAGTGTAACTGTAGAAGTAGCATCAAAATCACAAGTAGCATTTTTTACAATACCATCTGTAGCAATTTTTTGAATTACTTGTTTGTATTTTACGTTAGGTAAAACTTCGATTCCACCATTTGCGATAGTAGAACCTGATAATAATGCAGCAGAGATGTATTTACTTGAAAATTCTCCCGCATAGGTAGAGGTAATTGAAACTGTTGTAGCCATTTTTTATATTTAGTTAAAAAGTTTAGACATTACAATATCTTGTGTAGACATTGTTCGATTAGGTGATATTTTATTTAATTTAACAGAAGATTTAACTTCCGGTGAGTGTGTTAAAGGTTGTACATCAACTTCAGCACTTAACTCTTGTTTTACTGATTTTAATTCAGCAATTTCAGCACGTAGTTTTTCAATTTCAGAAAAGAACATTTCTTTAGTAACTGATTCAACTACACGTTTAGGAGCAGCAGCTTGCGCTTCAACTTCTACTTCAGCTTCAGGTGCAACTTCTTCTTCAGCAGGTGCAACTTCTTCAGGCATTTCAATAGAAGCAATAACACCTTCTACTTCAACTTTTAAAATGTTTCCATCTTCAAGTTTGTATTCCCCTACAGGTAAAGCAATTCTATCTTCACCATTTACAATAAAAACAGCTGCTTCTGCTTCAAAAACTTCTGCTTCGATAACAGTAACACCATCTTCAAGGTTCATTTGGGCAAGTTTTACCTCCATTCCCAAAAGCGTTTTAATTTCGTTAATTACATTCATATTTACTTATTTAGTTATTTAAAGTATTCCTGATAATTGTTTTTTAAAACTATCTAATTCATTTATTCTTGAATCAGCAATTCTAATAGCATTATTCCAATCTTTTATTTGTTGAGTGTTATCTGCACTTTCACCAACTAATTCTTTATATTTTGCAGAAAATGTTTGTGAATCTTTAAACATTTTTACTCTTAAATTAACCATTTCTTTAGTATAAGCATCAACTTTGGAAATAGCTTCTTTTAATGCTTGACTTCTGATGTTTTGGCCTTCCTTCCAAATAGTTTCTATTTTTTTTGATTCTTCATCACCTGCTGCTAATTCAACTTTTTGCGCAGTTAATTCTGTTTTTTGAAACGATTTTAAAATCTTGTGTGCTTCAGCTGTCATAGTAAAATTTTTTATATTAATAATTGTTGTTTTAAATTGTTATAAATTACTGCGCAGGTTCGTTGCCCTGTCCTACTAAAGTACCTATACCTTGTTCACGTAACTTACCATTGCAGCATTTAGAGTTGTACGTGTTATCTTTACACAAGCACCCACGTTTACCACCTTTTGGTGAAGTTGTTTTTATTTCTTTACTCATCTTTTAGTAGTTGTTTAATTTTTTCAATCAATTCATCATCTTTAGCTTTTTGAAAGTTCATTTCTACTTTGTCGCTAAAATATCCTTCAATGCTGAAACCTTTAACCTTTTTAGTTTTAACAAACTCCTGCCAAATATCTTCGTTGTTTACTTTCATAGAAACCATCCAAGTTCCAATAGGCATTTCTAAACCATAGTTACGTGATTTGTCTACTTCACTTTCTACTATCCAAGATTCAACAACTGATAAATCTTTTAGCTTTGTGCTATGTTCTAAAGTTGCGTTATTTTGAAAGCCATTCATTAGATATAATTCACTTGCTTTTTTTACTGTATCCTTTGAAAAGAAAATATAATATTCATCATCACCACTTCTTCTGTAAATGTTTTTATTAGGTATCAATGCAGCACCCATTAAAATTCTTTTATCAGAATCTACTTCAGCAAGTTTAATTTCTATTTCTTTATTTAATGCTACAAAGTTTTCTTCTATTGCAGGATTTTCTACAATTGAAATCGCCTCTACACCTGTAGCTTTATCATCATCTAATATTAATTCTACTATTCGCATTTTGTTTTTATTTTAAAATTAAATTTTATTGATTTTGTTTTAAATAGCTTTTTTTTGCGTTTTAAAGCACTTTCTTTATTTTATATATTACCTGTTGTTTTTTTTTAGTTTGTTTATTAAATTAAAAATCCCTTTAAAATCAATACTTAACAGCGCAAGTTTTTATTTATAGTAATATGTTTTTTAATAGTTTTTATTTATCCTAATGTAGCTGAACGGATTATATTTCTATCTAAACCTTGTGCAGTAGTTACGTTATTTGCTACTACATATGCTTGCACAGGTTGTTGTTCTCTATTTGCTACTGCACCTGCTAATTGATTTACACCTGTTGCACCTACTACGTTAAATTGTGGAGCAGAACCTGTAGGCCCGCTTGGTGATGTCCCGCCCGAAGCAGCACCGCCACCACCTAAAGCACTTAATGCTTTTGATGTAGCAAGTACGTTAGCTGCAATACCAATACCTGCACCCAAATTATTTAAAAGTAATTTCTTTCCTAAATATATAGGGCCTAATATAGGGCCTAATGAAGAAGCAGTAAACGTGTCTGCAGCATTAGCGGCTTGGGTAGCTGTAATAATTCTTGCGATACCTACAGCACTTTCAGCTATTAATAAACCTTTTTGTATATCTTTATTTTTTTCAAATAAACTTTTTAATAAACCAATACCACCTTCAATAACAGAAAATGTAGATTCTTGAATAGCTTTTTTAGCAGCAGCTACTTCTTTATCAATGTCTATTTCTTTTTTTCCTGCATCTTGTTTATTCTTTAGCTTTATATCGTTTACTTCGTTATCACGTGCAATTTCTAAAGCATCTATTTCTTCTTTACTTCTGTTTTGTTGTTTAGCTAATTCTAATAATCTAAAATATTTATCTTGTACATTTCTTTGTTCTGCTTCAGAAGCAGTCATAAAAAATTCAGATTGTTTATCTTGCGCATCACCTATAGCTTGCGTAACTTCATTATATGTAGTTTGCGTTGCGTCTTTTTGCGCTTTTAAAGCAGCGTTTAAATCATCTAAATCTTTTTTTCTTTGTGCGGCTAATTCTTCTGCTGCTTTTCTTCTTGCTTCTTTTTGTTTTTCTAATAATTCCTTTTGCTTTTCTGCTGCTTCTTTTTCTGCTTCAGTCATTTCTTTTGTGCCTGTAACAAATCGTTTAGAAGCATCGTCATAGTTTTGGCTAAATGATGTTACTGATTTTTTTGCATCTTCAAAAGCACCGCTAAAATCACCTGAAATTAATTTCTTTACTGCATTGCCTAAATAACCTAAAGATTGAAATACTGCAGTTACACTTGAATAAACAACTTCAAACGCTTGTGAAACATAAGGTAAAGCCTGTAAAGCTAAATCTACCAATATATTAAACAATGGTTCAACTGCTCGAAATATACCCTGAAATATCTTCTGCATACCATCTAATAAAGGCTGCAGTTTTTTCATTGCTACTTCGTTATCTTGAAAGGCAGCAACTAAACCACCCACAAGCGCAACTATTAAACCAATTCCTGTAGCTTTTAATGCACCGCTAAAAGATTGTGTAGCAACTTTAGCTTTATTAATAGAAGCACCAAGCATACCCAATGGGCCACCTGCATTTTCTAAACTATCTACCCAATCAGAAGAAGCATTTTTACTCGATTTAATTTTATCTTCTAAATCATCTATTTGCCCATAGATTTTCTTAAAATCTTCAGAACCTGCGGCAGTTTCTTTTAACTGTCTTTTTAAGTCTTTTAAGTCAGAAATAGATTGGCCTAAATTACTTTTTACTTCTAAATCAACTTCTATTTTTTCGGCCATTTCATTTCCCTTTTAATTTGTGTATATCCTTTTTTAAATGTCGCAGGTAGTTCGTATTTACCTTTAGCAATTTCTATTAATTCGCTTTGTCCGTAATGCTCTGTGCATTGCAGAAGTTCTAATATTTGTTTAAGCATATTGTAGTACAGGTATTTGTATTATAGTTCCAACTCCGTTTTCAAAGTATTCTAATATCACTATATCGTTTCTATCTGCTGCCGTAGCGTTAACAGGAATAGTTACTTCTAACAATATATCAGCATCGTTATCAGTTGTTAGCGGGTAGCTTAAAAAGTCAGTAGATAGCTTTATATCAAACGTATCGTAGTTGTTTTTGTATATTATAAATTGAACTACTTGTGCCGTGTTATCTACTTGTAAAAAAGGTATGTTAGAAAATCTTAAATATGTTGTATTCTGCAATATATCCCTGAAATCGTTTAGTAGTTCTAATTCTACTTCACCTGTTGTTAAATCAGTTGTAAGTGTGTTTATAATATATCGTTTATTAGAAACTATTACCCTATCATTTAGTTTAATTGAAGCTAATAAATAAGGATTAAAATTTCCTTTTGCTTTTATTACCCTTGTGCGTTGGTTGTATAAGTTGTTTATGTATTGACTATAAAACTGCTGATATAATCCATTAGGTGCAAATGTTAAATTCCATACTGAATTTTCTACACCCCAATTTAAAGTTTGTAAGTATGATAAATCACTTGCCGCTAATTGTATTTCATTTGAAAAACGTGTGTAATTAAAATCTCCAAAATTATTACCCAAACCATCAATCATATACCAATATGCGCCCAAATCACTTAAACCATTATCGTACATTAAAACAGGTTTAGGTGTATATGGGTTTTGGTCTTTATCCCACATCGTAGCAGTTAGAAAGTTTGTGCCTGTAGTACGTTCCCACATAACATCTTCAAAAGGTGTTTTAACTTCGTAACTTTCTGTAAATGCTGAATTAGGATTTTCAAAAAACAAATCACCATATTCTTGGTTATTATTTAAACTTCTAAAACTATTGTTTAAAATGTTTTCAGATGTTTCGTGTTTAAAATCAATACGTTTAAATAATTTAGGTTTGCCTATTTCTAATTCATTTGCCTGAATAAATTTAGTAATGTCTATTGTATCGCCATCCTGATACCATTTTTCTAAAGGTAAAAACTCAAATGTATTTTCAGCAGTAGGTACAATTACCATATTAAACATTTTAACTAAACCTGTTATAAAATCAGTAACCGTTATATCAGGTACATAGTTTCTAATATTCAAGTTAGCTAAAGTAGTTTGTGATGTTCCAAACGCTCGGTGTGTAGCTGAATAAATATCACCATCAATTATTTTAATATATGAACTAATTATTGTACTTGTAAAAGTTACAGGGCCTAAATCTGAATTTATAAAAAATGTAAAATTGTAAACATCTGTAAAAAAATCACCTACATTTAAAAATTGTAGCGCTTGTGTTCCACTTTGATTTAAGAAACTAACAAATGGTTGTCCATTATTATAAACGTGTACATTGTAATCTGTTGAACTTGTTGTTATTTGTATATTGAACCTGTTTGATTGCGGGAAGTCAGTAATGTAACTACTCGACAATCCTTCCATATAAATTTGTCTGCGTTGTACGTTTAAAGTATCGGTAGTTAAGTTATATTCTATACCTATTGCAGGTGTTCCTGTTTGGCTTGTTAAATTAATTCTCATTAATTCAGTTGAAACTCTTAATGTTTCAGAATTTTTACAATACAAAAACAATTTACTAAAAGTTTGACTATTTAAAAACTCACCTGTAAATTCTAATCCGTATGCTGATTGTATGTACTCTAAAATCTTTGTAACTCTAATTGCAGGGAATAACTCCTGATAGTTAATGCCACCACTTAATAAAGCAATATCGTTTACAATATCGCCTGTATTAAATTCAAACCTACGTGTGCTACCCGATAATGGAAAGGCGACATCAAGTGTAGGTGAACTTGTACATCTACTGAATACGTTTGTTAATGTGTAGCCAAAGTTTAATTGATTGTAATAGCTTACGTTATTTTCGTTTGCTAATGTGTTTAATTTATCAGCCTTGAACTTGTCTTTTAATTGAACTAAATTACCAACGAAATTAATTGTATAACTTTCTATAAATCCGTTTTTCTTATTGGCTTTATCCATTGTAAATTTACCATCTCGAAAAGGAATAGTATCTATTTCAATAAATCCGAAATACTTTATTCTATGGTCGAAAGCACCATCTACATCTTGTGGGTTTTCTAAGTTTGTTTCACCTACTGCTGATTCGTACCAATGGCGTAAAATAGCGTTGTTATGTTTACTTGCAGGAATTGTAAAGCTATTTGAATAATCCGTAAACAGTTTCCCTAAATCGCTAAAATTCTGTATGCTTGAAACAACCGAAATTTTTTCATCACCAAACAATTCAATTCTATTTGCTACACCATCAACGTAAATATATATTTCTACACTTTGCATTATACTACATCGTTTATTAGATTGTAAGAATATGTAAACTCAACTTCGTAATTAATCATCTTATCCATTAAACCTGTTTTAATAGGCATAGATTTAGTTTTAATGTTAGCAGGTTTGTTATCTAATAAAATGGTTTCTGAAGCCATTAAATCAAACATCAAATCAGAATAGTTTTCATCTACCCAACCTGTGTTTAGTTTAACACTTTGCGTTCCATTAAAATTAAATTGTTGTGTTTGATTCCTTAACGGATTGTAATCCCAAAAATCAGGTAGTAATCTAAATTCACTATTCTTAACTTCTACATTATTTGTTTGTGCTTTAAAAAATGTAAGAAATTGCCATCCACCAAATCTGTTTATAAATTCACAAATTACAGGAGTGTATTTAGATTCACACACAGGTAAAAAAGTAACTGTAGGTTGTAGTGTGCCTGTTAATTCTGATTCTATTATTATATCGTTTCCAAAATTATGGTCTGCTATTCCTGCATCTTTAGCAGGTATCATAAAAATATATGTATCAGCAGCAAACGAATCATCTAATAATACTTGTGTGCTTGATGTAGCGTATCTTCTATTTGTCCATTTAGCTTCAGTTAGTGATTCGCCATCGTGTTCAATTAATACGTTAAAGTATGGTAATTTATCTTGTGCTAAAGTTTCGTTATAATATTGTGTAATTGTAGGATTAGTTAAATAAACAATAGGTGCAGTTGTATTTTGATTTACACCACCTAAATAATTATTAAACCCATTTACACCAATTAAATTGATTTCGCGCACAGGCACCCACGTTTTGTCGTCTGCAACATTATAATACCATTCAGCACGTACATAAACCCACATATCATTTTCATCTTCGTGAGCATAAGCCCTTGTGAACGCATTTATTGTTTCTATTTGTTCTGATATGTATGGTGCAATATTAAATACAATAGCAAGTTGAGTAGCAGAAACTATTTTCTTTTCAATAGTGTATGTAGGTGTAGCAGGTTCTGTTTCACCTTTATTCCAAATAAATAATCTTAATTGTGCTGCTACTTGGTCTACTTCTTCTACTTCTATAAAGTATGGTGAACGTGCATTTATTACTTTCATTATTTTATGTCTTTTAAACTTGTTTTCATTAAATCTTCTACATCTAATGCGAATCCTTTTATTAAATCTTCTGTGATGTATTTCTTATACCCTGCTTCAAATGGTTTTGTAAAAAATAAACTTGGTCTTATTCCTTTGTTATAAATACTGCGTGTAATCATAAATGCAGTAGATTCATAAGACATAAATTTACCGTCTTTCTTTTTAAATTGTATTCTACGTGCTTTTACCCATTTGTTTATTCCTTCAGTTAATCCACCTTTTTTACCTGTACCTGAACCAAATTTAAAGGGTGAGTTTGGTGCTTTTAATGAACTTAATTTACCCTTTACTCCTTTGTCCTGATATTGGCCATATTCAGGCATTTCAAAATAAACACCTATTGAATTAGGCATTGCTTTAACATCACCTCTTAGTTTAGTGTATAACTCACTTGTAACGTTCTTATCGCCTTTAGTTAGGTTAGTTCTACTTTGTTGTATTACATAGTCTCTAAAGCGTTCTAATGTCTTTTGTGTATTTATTAGATTGTATGCCATTAACAGATAGTTGTATAGTTTGCTGCTTCTACGTTAAATGTAATAGTCCACCCTACTAACTTGTTTTCAAACCTATCACTAAATGCTTCGTAATTTGCATTGCCATTTAATTGAAAACCTAAGGTGTATAAATCGCCCCTGCGCATTGATTCTACAAATCTTTTACCTACTTCAAACTGTGTATTAAATATATCCTGCTCGTTATCGTTATCTAACCACAAATCAGTAGCCTCATCAGGTGAAATATCGCAAACATCCATAAGCAATACAGAAACATTAAATAGGTTTGTATTACCTGTAGCTGATTCTGCTACACTATTTACAATAACGTGTGCTAAAGGGAATATAGTACGCTTGTTTAAATCTACGTTGAAAATATCACCTGTAGAACAGTTGTTTACTATACCATCTTGTAGTAGTGAATCTCTTAGTGCTTCTGTAACTTTATAATATGTTTTCATTTCTTCTTAGTTGTTGTGCTTCTAATTCGTTTTTTTCTTTTTCAAATGTTAAATAAGTTAAACAGGTTGTAAGCCGAAGTTTTGAAACTTCATCAAATCTTCTAACGTCTCCCTGAGCAAGACCATAGTAGGAACTATACCAACTCCATTTTCTGCCAAACTGTGCTTCTCTGCTAAATCCATCAGCGCTTTGTCCGTCTCCAAATAATTCAGGGTAGACATCAACAATGCGTTGCCTAAATGATAAAAAAAAACCATTGCACCTAAAGCTACATCTAACGGCATTTGCAACATTGCTTCTGCATATTCTGCTGAACCTTTGTATTCTTCTATTAGGTATTTCTTGTTTAGCTTGTTTATTACAGGCCTGTATAAAACTGCCATTGCTTTGTGCATATTATCCCAATCAGAAATATATGTTTCTAAATCGGTATATTCTCCTAAACTGATTTCGTCTAAATTAGGTATGAACCCAAACTCTAAACCCTTGTGTTTAAATGTTTGAATTAACGAATAGTTGTTATTGAACATTTCGCCTAACTTATTTGTTATAGCGTTAATGTCCTTTAACTTCATTAGTGATATTTCTTTTAGTGAAACATTGCAAAATATTTCAATCATCTTGTGCTGCAAAAAATCACCTTCAGGATTTGATTTAGCTATACTTGTAAATCTTTGGTATTGTTCTAATGTTATTTCTTTTAAAGATGTAGGTATAGAAATTTCTAACTTCATAAAGTTTTTTATTTAATAATAACTTTTATGTGAAATTGTATTAAACAGAAAAAGGGTAACATTTCTGCTACCCTAATTCCGACTATTTAACCAACCAATTTATTT